CTCGCCGTTGCCAAGGTAGGTGCCAGCGTTGGTCGCGTCGAGGCCGAGGGCCTTGAGCAGGTCAGAGGACATGCAAACTCCTGTTGCGTTGCGTTTGTAAGGCGCTGGCCGCTGGCAGGGTGGGGGGGCGGCAAGCTGAACCCCGAATGGTAACAGAGGGGGGCAATGCCTCATCTGGCGGTGCAGCGGCCTCGTCGCCTCCATTGCCCGGCGTATGGCGGACGTCGCCCTGACTTCCTTCGCCCCGCCAGGGTGCTCAGCGCTTCGGCAGGCAGGCAGGCGCCGCATGCGAGGCCGGGTGGCTGCAGGCGCTTGCGCGGGTAAATACCTCGCCGCGTCCGGACAAATCGGTCGCCAGGCGCATCACCAGATCGTGCGTCCGCACGCCCGAGAAGAGCACCAGGGCCATCGCTGCCCCAAGCACGGCGGCGGCGATGGCAGGCAGTGGCGTCTCGGCGGTGTCATCCCGGGCCCGCAGGGCCATGGCGCTGACGGCGATGCCCAACAGCCATCCGCTGACGACCTCCGACACCGAGTGGGCGTTCAATGGCAGCCGTGAGTAAGCGATTGCGGCGGCGAGCAGTGCACCGAGCACCGCGCCGGCGAGTGGCCACCGCACCCGCCCCTGGAGCGTCAGGTAGAAGATGACCGGATAGACCGCCGCCGTCATCGTTGCGTGGCCGCTGAATCCAGTGAAATCCAGGCGCGCCCAACCGATGCCCCACCCCAGGAACGCCAGTTTAGAGGCGAGGGACAGCCCGCCGACAACGACCAGACCGACCGCCCATCGCATGCGCAGCGCACGGTTCGCCCGGGCACCGAAGAGAATCAGCACTCCGCTCAACGGCAGCAACCAGCGGCTGTCGCCCAATTGGGACAGCAGGACCCACAGGGAATGCATTTACGTCACTCATCGCGGGGGCACAGGAGCATAGGGCAGTTGCCGCCGTCGGGGATGAGTGGCGGGTAACGGGGCACTCGTGGTGCGTGCGTCGCGGGTGATTGGAAGGAAGGCGCGGTTTGCCTGTATCCTTTACGCCCTCCGTGGCCCCGTAGCTCAGCTGGATAGAGCGTCCCCCTCCTAAGGGGAAGGTCGCCCGTTCGAATCGGGCCGGGGTCACCAAAATCAATGGTTTAGGCCGTGCTGCACCAACGGCATTTCCCACTGTTTCCCGCATATCCACAGGGTTTGGTCCCAGTGGTCCCAGCTCAATACCTGAGCTTGGCCACCGCCCCGTCGTCACCCTCGGGCGTCAGGTGAGCATAGTACTTCTCGGTGGTCGCGTAGTCCGCGTGCCCGGCGAGCAGCTGTACGCGGCGCAGCGGAACGCCGGCCATCACCATGTGGGCGCAGAAGGTATGCCGTAGCCGGTGAAGGCTGCCGCCGATCCCCGCCCGCTTCGCATCTGAGGCGAACCAGTCGGACACCGTGTCCTTGTGCACGGCCACCAGCGGGTCGGGTAGGTGGCGAAGTGCCCAGCGCGCATAACGGTTCAGCGGCACCTCGCGCCACTTGCCGGACTTCGTGCGCCCCTGGCCATCCTCGTCCGGGTCGCTCTCGACTTTGAGCCGGCGCCCCGTGACCGATTCCTTGCCCAGGCCGACCAGCTCGCCGCGGCGCAGCCCCGTGTGCGCCATGAACAGCCACAGCGCGGCGCGCTCAGGATTGGCCCGGTAGAGCCTGCGCATCGCCGCCCGGTCGTAGAACCGCACCGCGACGCTGCGAACCCCGCGCGGCGCCTGAATCTCTTCGAGCGGATTGAAGTCCAGCTCCTTCCACTTCACCCCGCGCCGAAATGCCGCCTGCAGCCGCCGAACTTCCTTGCCCACCGTCTCAGGCGCAACCCTGTCCTTGGTGAGCCGGTCCGACTTGTAGGACTCCATCTCCATGGGCCGCAGCGTGTCGATAGGCCGGTGCCCGAATCGGGCAATGAACAGGCGAACCTCGCTCTTTGCCTTGCCGTGCGTGGTGGGGTGCTCGGCCTTGTACCAGTCCAGGTACGCCTCCAGGAAATCCCTGACGCTGGGGAGCCGGGGCAGGATGCGTACCCCGTGCGTCAGTTCTGCTTCTTTCGCCGCTCGTATGCCCTCAGCTTCTCGTGGGCCGACGCGACCAATGGCGACGCGGCTTCGCTTGCCGCCCTCGCGCCAGTTGAGGTACGCGGCGCCGTCCCGCCAGAAGATTGTGACCTTGACCATTGTCGGGAACCGTAGATTACAGAGTAGAGGGCGGCTTTCTCGTAGAGTTTCTTGCCCATGAAATTGCGCGGCTCGATCCCGTATTCCGCGATGTTTGAGTCGAACTGGCTCCTGGACACCCCACAGTAGTGCGCGGCCTCATCCACGGTGAGCCAGTCCTTTCCGACGATGTCTAGCTTTTCAGCGGCTCCCATAACGGGTCTCCTGTCAGTTCGTAGGCGCGGGATCGGGGTAGCAATCCATGTAGGCGCCGATCACTTCGGCCGCGACTTGCGGGACGATGGCATTGCCGTAGGCGCGCAGGCGTCCCACTCGGCCGGGTATCCCATCAGCCACCCGGCGAAGGAGGGGTTGAGGCCAACGATCTCCGGGCTCGAACGGAGCTGCGGCGATAGCGCGCATATCCTCTTCCCCACGCCATCCCCACGGTCGAGCGACGTTAGAGTTGAAGCCTTGGACAAGTCCCTCCACTCCCTGGCCGTCGGCGTGGGCAACGAAGAAGAGCCGCCTGCGGTCATGAGGGGAACCGACACTTGATGCTCGCAATACCGTCGATGCGAAGGCGTAGCCTTCTCTCTCCAGGTCCCCTGCGACCAAGTCGAGCCACCCGTGTTTAACCGCTGGCGCAACCTGCTCTCCAAAGATCGTTGTAGGGCGGCACTTGCTGATGAGCCCCCCCCCAGGTTGGCCAGAGGTGTCGGTCATCGTCGAAGCCGAGCTTCCCGCCGGCCTTACTGAAGGGCTGGCAGGGGCAGGATCCGGTCCAAACAGGTCTATCGTCAGGCCAGCCGGCCAATTGCAGGGCAAGAGGCCACCCGCCAATTCCGGCGAAGAAGTGGCACTGTCGGTAGCCTGCAAGGTCTTGGGGCTCAACATCGGTGATGCTCCTGGTGTCGACGTCGCCGGCGGGGATCAGGCCCTCGGCAATGAGATTGCGCAGCCACTGCGCGGCGTAAGGTTCGAACTCGTTGTAGTAGTTCACCGGTCCTCCCGCAGCCTGGTGCGCAGGTCACTGGGCGGCCTGACGGTGGCCAGGGTGGTGGACTGGTCCGCGTCGCGCTTCACCTCATCGCCGATCACGTGGTCATCCGTGGCCCAGCAGTAGCAGGGCAGCGATCCGCACGATCCCCGGTAGACGTGATGTGTGGACTGCTCTTGGAAGATGCGTTCACGGGCCTGCTGTTCGATATCAGCCATTGGTCGGCTCCTTCCTGAAATTAATGGAAATGGTCTGGCGCTCGGCTCGATGGCTGAAGCGCCGCGGCGTGGCAGCGCAGGCCAGCCACGGAAAGCGTTGGTGTAGCGAGGCCAGAAGGTGGTGGCTGTTCGCGTGCCGCAGGTGGCCCTGGTAGCTGGCAAGCCGCGTGCGAAGGTCACGGAATGCCGACGGGCGCCCGCGCAGCTTGTTGCCCTCGACGTGCACGCCTTCCCATTCCGCGAGAGCCTGCCGTACGTGGCCGACTACCCGCTGACGGGCGAGGGTATGCGTGGGGTAGATCACGTAGCCGAGGAAGTCGAGGCCATCGGTCAACCGGCGCAGGTGCTGCTCAGCCTTGAGGCGCAGCCCTAGGCGGTCGGCCAGGAAGACCTCGATCTGGTCGCGCCAGGCTGCCAGCTGCTCGCGGTCGTGGTGGAACAGCACGAAGTCATCGACGTAGCGCAGGTAGCGCTCTGCCTTGAGCTCGTGCTTCACGAACTGGTCGAGGGCGTCCAGATAGACGTTGGCGAAGAACTGGCTGGACAGGTTGCCGATCGGCAAGCCGCGCCCGGCCGGCGCGTTGACCAGACGCTTGTGTGGCGGCACCTGCGCCAGCTCGGCCTCGGTGGCGCGGTACTGGACGCCGGCATGCAGCGGCGACCGGCGGAGGAGGGCGTGCGTGGCCTTCTGCGCCGTAGCGGACAGCCCGCGGCGCTGCATGCGCTTGCGGAGCATCCCCCACAGCGTCGACCGGTGAATGCTGTTGAAGAAGTTGGCCACGTCCAGCTGCAGGTAGTAGCCGCCACCCTGGCCCGAATGCACCTGCCGGCTGAATTCCTGAGCCCGGCGGACGGCGGCGTGGCTGCCGCGGCCTTTCCGGTTGGCGTAGCTGTCGTGGATGAAGGTCGGCTCCCACAGTGCCTCCAGCTGGGGAACCAGCCAGTGGTGCACCACGCGGTCGGCGAAGTCCGGCGCGTGAATCTCGCGCGCCTTGGGCCGGGTGGCGATGAAGCAGGTGGAGGGGCGCGGCGACCAGGTGCCGCCGACCAGCTCACGTTCGAGCCGCAGCAGCCCATCGGACCAACGCCCGTCGAAACGGAGCTGGTTGAAGCTAGGCACCTTCTGGCGGCGCGCGCGCCGCCATGCCCGGTACAAATCCTGCAGCGAGACTTCCCCCTGAAACTCACCGGCACGACGCACGGCCAACGCGAACCCGTTGTTGTTGCGGTGGTTGTTGTTGACGTTGCCGTTGTTGAAATTGACGTTCCACGCGGCCGCCGAAGACCAGGCGGCCGCCTCCCCATGTACTTTCGACCCGTCAGCGCATCCGTGCTGGTAGCGAAGCTTCGTCATGAATTGGCCCCCTCAGAGGCGACACGGGTACTCAGTTTCTGGCCACGCTGCGCGACGCCATTGGCTTGCGCATTCTGGGCTTGGGGGTTTGCCAGCCGACGGCGCCAACCGCCGGCCTGCGCGCCCAGCTCTTCAGCCAGGCGGATCAGCATCTCGAACTGCCGGAAGCTGCCGAACGCCTGGAGCAGCTTGGCGGCCTGCAGGTGCTGTTTGAGGTCATCGATGTCCCACACCAGCTGCCCGACCCACTTCGACTGGTTGGCGCGGTCACGCCACGCACGGTTCGCCGAGCTGCTCACCGACATCATCTGGCGGCGCAGGTCCGACCCGATCATGTAGCGGTGGTAGCGCGGGAACTGCCGGACGGCCTGCTCAATTTCGAGCAGCAACCGTTCGCACGCTTTGAGGATGGGCGGGAGCTGGAAGCGGGAAGTCATCGATAGGCCTCAGCAGAAAATCAAATCACTGACCGGCACGACGCACGGCCAACGCGAACCCGTCGTAGCTGCGGGGGCCGTAGTTGACGCCGCCGTAGCTGAAATAGACGCTCCACGCGGCCGCCGAAGACCAGGCGGCCGGGGTTTTCGTCCAGTACCAGTCGTTCCGGATGTCCTGGAAGAAGTCGGTGTTGATGGCCGGGCTGTAGCGGCTGCGGTCGATGAGCAGCTGCAACTCCTCGATGGTCGGCAGGTCCCAATCGCTGTGGCCGGCTAGGGTCAGGGCCTTGCACGCCGCCTCGCACTTCTCGTGCGGCAAGTCAGTGGCCACCACGCTGGTGGCGCTGAAGGTCAGGCCGTGGTCGGGCAGGAAGACGGCGACATGGCCGGTGGCGTCGTCGGGCAGCTGCGCGCCATCGGCGCCGATCTTGATGAACTTCGGGTTGCTCATGTGGTGCTCCTGGTGGTTACGGGGTGGTGATCAGGTACTTCGGGTCGATCTGCCAGCCAGCCTCGCGGGCAGCCAGCAGCCTCAATTCGTTGGCGTCGAAGTCGTCCAGGCCCAGGTGGGCGATGGATGCCTCGACGTGCTGCGGCGGCAGCGGCCGGTCCACGTTGAACAGCGCATAGACCGTGTGCTTCGAGACGCCCCACGCTGCGGCCAGGTGCTGCATCTGCCGGCCCTCCTCGCGCAGGTGCCGGCGGAGGTGGTCGCGGACGGTGCGCACGTCGCGCGGGTAATGGATCGGCCGACCGATCGGCGGTTTCGGACAGACGAAGGGATGCCGCTTGCTCATGCAGCCGCCCTGATCCCCGCCTGACGCTCCAGGCGCTCGGCCTCGGCGGTCAGGAACTCGTAGCGCTCACGGGCGGTGAAGTAGCCCTGATCGCCAGCACTCAAGGCGTGTTGCGCCGCCTCGCGGTGCTTCGCCGCCAATCTGGCCGGGTCATGGTCGAAGATGTCGAGCTGGCCTTTCATGCTGGACTCCTGTGTGTGGGTGCCGGCGTTGGGAAGCCGGCCGGCGCGGGTGTTGTTGCCCGTGGTGAGCGGGCAGCAGGGGATCAGGCCGCCAGCGGCTCCTGCAGCTGGCGGTGGAAGGTGTCGACCAGGTCAGCGAAAGCGCGCAGGTCTTTCTCCATGGCGGCGATTAACGCGTCGTCGCGCTGGAACACGCGCCACCACAGGTGCCGGCCGCAGTGGACGAGGGCGGGGCAGTACAAGCCGACGTGCCATTCCTCGCGCTCGGCCAGCCACATGCAGCCCTGTACCTGCTCAAAGATGTCGCTGGCGTCGTTGTCGATGTGGAAGGCACGCAGCCTGGACGGGTCGATGAAGCACTTGTATTCCGCCCCGCTGTTGTCGTTGATCAGGCCGTCTGCGGATGCCCCGAACACGCCGTCATCGCTGACGATGAACCCAGCGCGCTTCACGATCAGGCCGGACTGGACCTCGTGCTCTGCCCGGGCCATCGGCTCCAGCTCATGGCCGCGACGCATGGCGTAGGTCTCGAAGCCCTCATCCAGCGGCTCGCCGTTGATACGCTCGATCGCAAGACGGAAGGCGTAGTTCTTCGATTCCTCGGAGAAATCACCAACCGGCAGGCCGGCGATAGCCTTGGCGACCGTTTCCGATTTCGGCGCCGCCTTGTAGCCGGCCTTCGCCTGCGCTTCCTTGTCGCCCAGGCCGGAAAGCACTGCATCGACGTAGGTCTGCTGCTGCTCGGTGAGGCCGCCTACCTTCTTTCGGGCGACGCCAAACATGCTGGCAGTGATGACGCCGGCGCGCGCGCGGTGCCACTTGGGGCTGCCTTGTTCGCAGGAGATGACGCGCATCACTCCACCTCCACGGCGCCAGCCTTCTCAGCCTGGGCTTTCAGCCCCTCGTGCGCCGCTTGCCCGATCATCGTCCGCTCGTCCTTGGTCAGGCCCTTCCATGCCGTGCCGTAGGCTTCAAGCCCGGTCGTGGCGATGTCCTGCAAACGGGCGTACAGCGCATCACGTTCGGGGCTATCTGCCGGCGGCGGTAGAGCGCCACGTGGCACCGGCTGACCGACCAAGGTTGCCAGCCCTTCGCCAGAATCGGTGTTGAGGTGGTGAATCGCCTGGTCCAGTCGATCTGTCTTCGGCCAGTACTTGTAGGCGCGCTTGACGACAGTCTTCTTTGCCATTTCGTTCCAATCGGTCTTCCACGGCGATGACTTGCCGGACTTTACCGACTGGGAGCGGGCCATGATTCCGTCGATTTCCTCGCGGCTCATGCAGTCGGTGAGGTAATCGCCGTCAGCCGTCTTCACAACTACATAGGCGCCAACGATTGCCCCGCGATCACGACCAAACGGGTTGCGAGAATGGGTAGGCTCCTTGTCGACCCCGTTCAGGGCGAAGGTGTCCGCCTCATAGACCAGCTCGGCTTGGCCCCAGCGGATTGACCCGGAGTCGATGGCAAGGTCCATCAGGCCCATGTAGCTGATGTCGAGGCAGATTTTGCCGTCGCGCGGCACCAGGTAGGCCTGCTTCTTCGCCGGGTTCAGGCTGATCCCGATGGCGGCGATGTTCACGACAGCGGCAGTGACCGAGGCGCGGTTCTGTAGCGCGATCTTCATCGCGAAATCGTTGCTGTAGAGGGCTTGCAGGGCAAACTCGCACTCGCGGTCGAAGTTTATGGACCGATCGGTCAGCACCGACGCGAAGACGTCCTTCGTGCCGTACACCGAGTCTTCGATGGTCATAAGCTGGGTGGTCATATCTGCCTCAGTACTTGATGGAAACGGCCGGGATCTTGCCCAGCGCAATGGCGGTGACGACGGCCTTGGCCCCGTCCGCGTCGATGCCTTCGGCGGTCAGCGCTTCGACGGCGGCGACGTTGATCCGGCGGCGGTGGGCCTTGTTGGCGGCCTGTCGGGCTTCTTCATCTGCCTGGCGCTTCGCCTCGGCCTTGGCCTTCTCTTCGGCAGCCAAGCGGGCACGCTCGCGCTGCTCAGCCTCGTGCTGCGCCTTCTGCTCTACCTGTCGAACGGCCTCCTCTTGGTCGCGTTTGGCCTTCTCGGCGGCGGCCTTCTCGCGGGCTTCGGCGGCAGCGGCATCACGGGCGGATTGTTCTTTTGCAGCAGCTGCTTCGCGCTCGGCCCGGGCAATCGCTTCCTGTGCCTCGCGCTTGGCGCGTTCTTCCGCGTCCCGCTGCAGCTTGGCCTCCCGCTCGATTCGGGCTGCCTCGGCCTGCTCAGCGGCGACGCGCTGGCGCTCAGCCTCCTCGGCGGCACGAATCGCTTCTTCCTTGGCGCGCAACTCAGCCTCGCGGCGCTCCAGGTCGGCGATGCGCTGGGCTTCGGCTTCCGCCTTGGCGCGCTCTTCGGCCTCGATCCGCTCGCGTTCGATGCGCTCCTGCTCGGCTTCCCAGTCGGTCAGCGGCTTGCGGACCTCATCGCGCAGTGCGTCCAGCGTGTCCCTGGCCTTCTTGCGGGCCGCATCGATGTCACCGGTCTGCTTCTTCAGGTCGGCCACCAGCGCTTTGCCAGCCTCGTCGATGGCGGTCTTTGAGCGGGCCACCTTGTAGGCCTGCGATGCGATGTCCTTTCGGCTTGCCACGGTGGAGAGGTCAGGCACCAGCGTGATCGCCTCGGCGCGGATGCGCGCCAGCAGGTCGTCCAAGCCGTTTCCGGTGAACACTTCGACCGCGTTCACGGATTCGATGGGGATCAGGTCACTCATTGCACGTCTTCCTTGGGCAGATTGATGCGGACCAGCGGCGCGCCGCGGCGCATGGCACGCCGGTGAGCCAAGTGGCGAGTGAAGGCCGGCCACGCTTGGCGGACCTCGGCCCAGCAGCGGTAGGCGAAGAACAGGGCGCCAATACCGCCGATCAGGATGAAACTGTCGGCATTGGTGATCAGGGCGCGCAGCACCACGGCGGCGCAGAACGACGCGACCAGGGCGCAGAGGAAGGCAGCGGTCAGATGGCGCATTCGTCATCTCCTTGGGCGCAAACGCCATTCACTGCTTCGTCGGTGTCGATCGGGTCAATGGGTGCCAGCGGCTCAGGCCTCGGGATGTCGGCGAAGAGGCGGGCCAGTTCGGTGAGTGGGGTCATTTGGCGATCCTCGACCTTTCGCGGCGAACTGCCGATCTCGCTGAGGCCTTCCAAGCCGCCCAGGCGTTTGCGACAGCGGGGTCGGTATAGGTTCCCCAGTTCCACGCCTTGTGCTTAGGAATCAAACCTTGTCGCCTCAGCCACAATTCGAATCGGTCACGCTCGGTTTCCTTTCGCTCGCGTCTCACCACACAACTCCTTGCACCAATAGGGAGGCCACTGCGCCGAGCGCCATGAAGGTCAAGCCGAACGCGCACCAGAGAGACAGGTCGATCAGGGCTTCGCGGCGGGGGTTCATTTGGATTTCTCCAGCGCGGCGAGAAGGTCATCGGCGTGTTCCACCGCATATGCGGCTCGGTTGTGTGAAAGCTCGCCGTCATTCCTTGCGCACAGTCCCTGCATCGCCAGCCCGGCGAAGTACTCGCGCTTGGTCAAGCCGTGATAGCGGGCCATGGCCGTTTCGCTGGGGTGCATCGGCTCGTTCTCATTTGTGTTCATGCCGCATCCCCGCATGTCGCCGAGCTGGCGGGGTAGGGCACCACCTGGTGAGCCTGCGCCGCGAGCGTGCCGACGCCGGTGGCAACGGCTACCCGCACGATCTGGCGGACAGTCATCGGGCAGTAGCCCAAACTCTCGGCGCGCTTCTGAACCAGCTGGCGGAACCGGGTGTTCTCGAAGGTGTTCATGCGGCGTCCCTCATGTCGGAGCTGCTCAACGTCTGCATCTGCCCATCCACACGGTCGGAGATGTTGCGGACCAACTCAGCGAGGTCACGGGCATAGGGCAGTAGGTGTGGTGGAACCTTCTGCGACATCAGGAAGTGCACGACATGCCGGGAGCCGCTCAGCGCTGAAACCATCTCGGCGGTTTCGGCCTCGGCCTCTAGCTCGGCCGCGACCTGGTCGCAGGCGAACTGGTAGGCCTCGTCGTTCTGCTCCGGAGCGTCGTCGTTACGGGCAATCTGGTAGTCGGCTGGCATGTCGTGACCCCTATGTCAGAAAGCCCAATTACTGACCGGCACGACGCACGGCCAACGCGATCCCGTAGCCGTAGCGGTGGTTGAGGCTGACGAGGCCGAGGCCGAAATTGACGAGCCACGCGGCCGCCGAAGACCAGGCGCACAGGTCGGAGGTCCAGAACCAGCCGCGCTTCGGGAAGTCGGGGAAAGATTCGGTGTCGATAGCCGGCTCGTGGCGGGTGATGTCCACCAGGGTGAGCAGCTCGGCGCGGGTCGGCAGGCGCCAATCCTTGTGGCCGGCGAAGTCCAGCGCGGCGCAGGCGTCGATGGCCTTCTGGTGTTCGAATTCGCCAGCCAGCGGCTTGGCGATCCACTCGAGGCCGGTGGTCGAATCGATGACGGTCAGCACGCCGCCGTGGGTCTGGGTGAAACGCTGGGTGGTCTGTGCGTTCATGGCTCAGGCCTCCTCGCGGACATGGCGCGCAGCGTCGTAGCTGGCGGCCATTTCGGTGGCAAGGAAGGCGGATTCTCGGTCAGACTGGCCGGCGCAGAGGTTTTTCAGACCCTTGGCGCGGCTGAAGAAGATTGCCAGGCCACCCACGACGGCCAGGCTGCAACCGGTAACTACGATGACTGCGAGCAGGTGCTCCATGACTCGATCTCCGGCCCCGCCTCGTTGTGAGGGTGTCTTGGGGCGACGGAGCTAGTAAACCATCGGTTACTTGCAGCGGTCAATTAAAAGTTACTCAAAAGGCGATTTTATTTCTGAACACGTGAGATTCCGTTCAGATTACGGGCCTACTTCGAGATTGACCTGGTCTTGGCGCAAGTAGTCAATCGCCATCTGCTGCGACTCCAGCATCCCCCGGCAGGTCTCACCCTCACGCTTGGCGCGGTCAGTGTCACCATGCTCCAGTGCCGCATGCAGTTGCAGGTTCGCCGCCGTCCGCCTCGGCGTGACGAGTGGCAACCATGCACCATAACGGGCTGGCTTCCCGCCAGAAGCCAAGTGGGCCTTGGCGTGTGTCCAGAGGGCGGCAGTTTGCGCTCCATTGCCCATGCTGCGGAACTGCTCTGCGGAAGCGGGGCGATCACCAGCTGATTCAGCTGCGGCAAAGAAGTCCCATACCCCAGCGCAGTAGGCGAAGGCGTCCGCAGTGCGAGTGGCTTGCTCAATGGTGGCTCTATCCTCGTCAGTGATGACGGGGCCGCCGGCGATTACCGCCGCAAATAGAAGCGCGTTCAGAGCCATGGTTCACCCGTATCGTGAGCGAAGAAGTCCGGCATCTTCGAAGGAAACGCCGTCGCGCATACAGTCTTGGGCACGCTCCAGGTCGCGATGGAGCTGGATGAGATCGTCATCGGGAAGGGCCTCGATGCCGGTGTAGCCGAAACACGCCTGGTCGATGAGCAGCTGCATTGAAGCGCCCCAGCGGCGGCGGAAGTGACGGATCATCCGGCAATGGGACTCTCGCAGGATGAAGTCCATGCCTTGCGGGGCCTGTTCCGCAACCAGCCGCAGGGCAGGGCGAGCCTCCTGAGCCTCCCCGCGAAGCTGTGCGGTCCTAACTGCCAACCGCTGTGCGAGTTCCTCGAACCTGCTGTCCTTGTGCATCCGCTCCACCCCTGATTTTCTTTGCCAGAACCTTTGTCAGGTCGAACACGTTGTCCGCGCGGACTTCTGCGCCGAACTCCTCGACCACCTCGAACGCCGTTTCCAATAGAACTTCGTCGCTGATCCACTCAGACGGTTCGCCCGTGAAGTCCAGATAGTGACGAAGAAGAAGAACCGACGCGGCCAGCTTGCCGAAGTCGGGTCGCGCTGACTGAGACGACGTGCGCTCGGCCGCGTATCGGGGGCCTTCACCGGACGACAGCCACCGCGGGCTAACAGCAAAGTGGCGTGCCCATCCGGTCAGGAACACTCCGTTCGGGTTCTGGTTCAGGCCTTTTTCCAGGCGACCGACGTACTGCTTCGTCGTCCCGACGATGTCAGCCATCTGTTGCTGGGTCAACTGCGAGGCCTTCCGCAGCTCCTCTAGTCGGGCGCCAATGCTCATGTAACGAATGATTGACGGAAATGTGGAAATCATGGTTGACTGTCATTGGTAACCGATGATTTACTATCGCAATGAACCCGACCTTGGCCCAAGCAAAGTCCGCCCTCGGCATCGAAACGAACGCCGAGTTTGCCCGCTTCCTCGGCCTCCCGCGCCAGTCGATGACAGGTCGCGGGGACCAGGACCAACTGCCTGATGCGTGGTGCTGGCGGGCCGCACAGAAGCGGCCCGACTTGTTTAAGCCCGCCACCGCGCCCCGCCGCAAGAAGGCCGCCTGACATGGCCGCTTCGTCCCTGATCTGAATTTCCATCTGGCCGCTCTCCGTTTCGGTGAGCGGCCATTTTCACGACCAAGCAGGGGAACGCAGGGGAACACGAATACCCCAGCGTTCCCACCAACGAGATAACTGCATGAAAAGCCTCACGATTACCTACGAAGACGGCCTCACCCGCAATCGCACGCTCCGCGAACACATCGCCAGCAAGGTCTACAGCGGGGCAGGGGTGACGGCAGTCGCCGGCCGCCTGGACATGGCCCCTTCGAAGCTGAGCGAGAAGCTCGCCGGCGCAGACAGCGGCGGCAAGCCCCGCGGCCTGTCGATCGACGACCTGGAGAAGTACATCGCCGAGACGCGCGATGTCTCCCCGATCCACTACCTGATGGAGCGGTATCTGATCACCCCCGAGGCCGCGACCGCAGAGGCCATGGCCGAGCTGCAGAAGCACCTCGAGGCCCTGAGCGGGACGCTCAACAAGCTCGGAATCCGCTGGCCGTGAGCGCACCTGCCAAGAACCACCCGTGGCGCGCCTTCAACCCCGGCAGCCTGAAGTCCGGCACCGAGAAGGCCCGCGCCGATCGCGTCATCCCGCTGCATGCCCGCCCGATCAAGGGCTGAGGAGCTGGCAATGAACCATCCCGCACGCACCGCCGATCCCAGCAGCAGCCACGAGGCCGCTGCGCACATCGTTTCGTCTGGACTGCAGGCCCAGCAGCACTCCGTCGCCGCGTCTGCCGTACGAAAGCACCCGGGCCTCACCAGCCTGGAGCTGGCGCGCGCCACCGGCCTCGACCGCTTCATGCTCGCCCGCCGCCTGCCGGAGCTGGCTCGCAATGGGCTGATCGTGCGGGGTTCCGTTCGTAAGTGCTCGGCCAGCAACGGGCGCAACGGCTGCACGTGGTTCCCCATCACCAGCCTGACGGACGACGCTCCGCGAGCCGCCTGAGCCATGAACTACTACGAGCACCACATCGGCGACTACGCGGCAGCGACAGCCCACCTGTCGCTGCTGGAGGACGCGATCTACTCGCGCCTGCTGCGCCGGTACTACCTGCAGGAAGAGCCGTTGCCTGCCGAGGTTCGTCAAGTAGCGCGGCTGGCCGGTGCGCGGTCACCTGAAGAGGTGGAGGCGGTCGAGGTGGTGCTTGCCGAGTTCTTCGTCCAGGAGGCTGATGGCTGGCACAACAAGCGCGCCGACGAAGAGATCGAGCGCTACCAAGCCAAGCAGGACAAGGCCCGCGCCAGCGCGAATGCCCGGTGGAGCAGGGACGCAAAGCCTTCGGAGTGCGGGCGCAATGCGGACGCAATGCAAACGCATAGCGAAGGCAATGCTCTCCAGACACCAGACACCAGTAACCAAACAGAAGAGCAAAAAGCAGGAGCGAGGCGTTCGCCGAACGGCTCACGTCTCCCCGACGGATGGGCGCCGTCTGTCGAGGACATCGATTTCGCGATTGCCGAACGCCCCGAGGTCGACTGGCGCGCTGAGGCGGAGAAGTTCCGCGACTACTGGCACGGCGTCGCTGGCGCCAAGGGCCGCAAGGCGAACTGGCACAGCACTTGGCGGAACTGGATCAGGCGTGCCGACGCGCCGCGCGGTGCTCGTGCCGGGCCCGGGAGCGTCCAGCAGATCGGGAAAACGGCGCAGGGCTTGATGGCATTGGAGGATTTTGGAAATGGCGGACTGGATCAAACGGGAAATTTCGGAAGGGCTGAAGCGCTTGATGTGCTTGGGCCTGGAGCGTACGCCGGCAGCGGAGGTCATCCAGCTGACCGCCGCCGTCTGGCTGGAGGCAATCACTGAGGGCCGGCACTACGACGCGCAGCTCGACACGCCGCGGTTCAAACGCGGGTTCGCTGTGCTGTGCCGCCAGCGCAAGACGTGGCCGACGCCGGCGGACCTGCTGGAGGCGATGCCGCCGCGCGAGCAGCTGGTGCTGGCCAAGGTTCCGATTCCCGCCAATCCCGAGCGCGCCGAGGCGGCGGCGGCGGAGCTGGGCTGGGGGCTACGGCCTGGCCGCAAGGTCGGAGGACGGAGATGAACATCCAGAAGCTTCAGAGCCTGGCCGACGGCATCCCTACCGCGATGCTCGCGCTCACCACTCGCCAGGTTGTCGCTGACGTGATGGCGGTCTACCGCGTGTCGCACATCACTGCCGAATCGATCGTGGAAGTGGCGAGGTTGCGGCATGGCCGGCATTGACGAAAAGCGCACCGCACACCAAGCCGGCCGCTGGATGCGCGAGGCAGGGCGAAGGGCCGCGAGTCGGTGCCGATGTACGAAATGGGTCCAGACGGCCACGAGCTGCGCAAGGCATGGCAAGCCGGCTGGGACGAACGAGACAGCGAGATCAAGAGGGAGAGGGCAGCATGAAAAGGTACTTGCCTGTGTGGTTTTGCTTGCTGATGGTCGCAATCAACCTCCCTTGGGCGCTCGCCGGCAGTGTTGTGAACATAGCTTCGGCCTCGTTCTGTTCCGCATGCGCGCTTGCTTGCTACTTCATGGCAAGGACCACGCGATGACCGACAAGCGCCTATTCGCGGTGCGCCTCGACAACCCCCGCCTGCCGCTGGTGATCGACGGGGCGATATCGGAAATCCGGCATCGGGCCGCCGCCGGCGAGCAGTTCGACATCGAGGTCCGGGAGCCGAAGCGCACGCTGGATGCCAACTCGGCAATGTGGGCCACGCTGGCAGACATCAGCAAGCAGGTGAAATGGGCTCACACCAACGCCAAGGGCGAGTTCGTGATTGACCTGATGCCATCGGACTCGTGGAAGGCGGTACTGACTGCCGCTTTTGAGGGCGAAACCCGTATGGCCCAGGGCATTGGCGGCGGCACGGTCATGCTCGGCGCCCGGACCAGCCAGTACAGCCGCCGGAAGATGGGCGAGCTACTGGAGTTCGTCCATGCCTTCGGCGCAGAGCGCGGCGTGAAATGGTCCGCCCGCGCGCAGGACGAGATGGCCGACTTCGGGCCGGTTCGGAGGGCTGCGTGATGGGCGTCCCCTACTGGTCGCCACTGGCCGGTGCTATCCAGATGAAGGCGATGCATGCGCAGCAAGTAGCTGCCTCTCGAAGGGGCCATGAGGCTGAGCTGCAAGCGCGCGCCTTTTCGGCATCGCGTGCGAAACAGCCGGCTGCCGGCAAACTCGACCAGCCAAGGAAGTGTCCTGGATGCGGCTCGCACACCTACGCGGCAACCCTCCGTGGGCGCGTCTGCAGCTACTGCCGCACTCCTGAAGGAGATGGGGCATGAATCGCAACTACCGCGACCGCAGCCTGCTGGACCTCGCGTATCAGCTCGAATGCACCCTCCAGATCGACGGCATCTGCGAAGGCGGCCCGGGCGAGCCAGCGCACAGCAACCAGAGCCGGCACGGGAAGGGCGGGGCGCTCAAGGCGCATGACTGTTTCTTCGCCAGCGGTTGCCGCAGCTGCCACCGCGAGCTGGACCAAGGCCGGCGCTTCACCCGCGAGGAGAAGGCCGACATCTGGCAGCGCGCCCACGAGCGCACGATGCTGCAGCTCTGGCAGCTGGGGCTGATCAGGGTGGCGGCATGAGCAGGGCAAAGACCTATGATCGCGAGAGCTTGCCCAACGGCTGGGCAGCTCTCTTGCCCTGTCCCTTCTGCGACAGTCCGGCGCGGCTCACCATCGCGTTTTGCCTCTACCGGCCAGACCATGCAAGCAATGCGTGGGTTGAGTGTTCCCGGTGTGGCGCCACCGCAGGCTGCTTTGAAGTGGTTGACCAGCCTATGACCGAGGTTGAGATCGCTCGGAAAGTGTCGAGAGCGTGGAACCGCCGAGGCCGAACGCAGAACGCTGCGTGGAAGTTGGCACGCATTGCCGCGATCCTCGGGTCCGATTTCGTGGAGGGGGCGTGAGCAAGCTGATTCTCCCCTGGCCGCCCTCGGTCAATACCTACTGGCGCACCTTCCGGGGCCGGATGCTGATCTCGGCCCATGGCCGCGACTACCGCGTCCGGGCTGTCGCCGCGGTGATCGCTGCCGAGCGGTTCGGCCAGGCTCAGGTCGCCGTCCGCATCGAGGCGTGGGCGCCGGACAACCGTCGCCGGGACGTGGACAACCTGCTCAAGGCGCCCTTAGACGCGTTGGCCCACGCGGGTGTCTACGAGGATGACAGCCAGATCGTGGAGCTGAGCATCCGCCGCGCTGGGCTGGATCGCGCCAACCCGCGCTTGGAAATCACACTGGAGGCCGCATGACCCGCGCCGCACAGATCAGGCAGTGGATGGAGCAGAACCCGGGCCGCCATTTCGCTGGTGACGTGGCCGATGGCCTTGGCGTAACAGGTGTCGCCCGGGTCCGGATTGCTCAGACGCTATGGGCGATGGGGCGCGACGGGATTCTGTTTGTGGCTGGAACTCGCGGCTACAAGCGCTACGCCCTTGGGCGGCCAGCTCGTAAGTACGAACGACAGGTGCGTGCATGACAACCGTGATCCCACTCCGCAGGGGAGACCGAAACATGGGCAAATCCGTTGAAGCCAAAGCCCGTCCCGGTAGAACTACAGGTGTCGCTTTCAGGCAGGTGTGGAAGCCGCGACCGCTTTGCGTCGTGGACCCAGCCAGCCCGATCGAGGCGGTTTCCCGAATCGTCCCCAGGATCACAGAGAACCAGCGCTCATGCGGATTGACCAGCTGCCTGCTCATCGACCCCAGCACCTCGCAGGCCTTCGTGCTTGCCGAGGACAAGCCGGTGGCCGTGGAGATGCTCCGGCAGGGGCCGCGGTCGCCGTACTGGCCTTGGTTCGTGGGGATGTACCGATTCACCAAGGCCGACGCATCGGCAGCGGCATCTGTGCTGGACGACATCCGGGAACACCTGGGCATCGCGCCTCCGCCCCCGGCGGCGCCCAGCCTGACCCTGCAGCTCGACCTGTTCGCCGCCATGGACGCCGCCGCATGACCAGTCACATCAACCCGTCTACCGAGGGATGTATCGGTAGCCCCAGCTGGCAGGTGGGCAACAGCCAGCACCGAGGGAACGGGTTGCCGAGTTGCGGCGGCGGGGAAGGGCTGCAACCCGGAACCGTGACCATCTCCGCCCGTGCGACCGAGGAGGGCCTGCGGTGATGGAGAACGAGATCACCCAGGCCCTGCGTTACCTCGCGGGGGAGTTCTCGGTAGACCGGCAGGAGTGGCGCGATCACCACAAGGGTGGGGACGGGCTGCTCGATGCGCTGGTGGGCCATGGCTACGTGCAGGAGAAGGGCGGCCGGTTTGCTGTGACCAAGGTTGGACGGGACCGGCTGGCTGATGGGGCGATAGATGCATGAGGCCGATGCCGCCCACAGAACTGCTCACGCCTGATCTGGAGAGCATCTGGCCCAAATTCGTACCCGCTCCCGACGTGTGGGAGTGGATCGGCTACCAGATACTCGCCGATGACGGAACGCTGGCCAACCCAGACCATGCGCACCTGCAGGAAGCCGATATCGGCGTGCTGTGGGCGCAGACCGCGTTCACCAAGCAGGGGCGTGTGGTCATCGGCCAAGCCGAGCAGATCATGTTCCGTGCCGGTGGGTGGCAGAAGGGGCGGATGGAGCGGCAGATGGTGGACTGGTTCGGAGGAGTGCCGGACTTCGTCATCACCTTGGCAGCTGACTATTGCGCCCAGTGCACCGACGCCGAGTTCTGCGCGCTGGTCGAGCACGAGCTGTACCACATTGCCCAATCCATGGATCAGTACGGCTCGCCCAAGTTCCGCAAGGACACGGGACTGCCGGTTCTGGAGATGCGGGCGCATGACGTAGAGGAGTTCGTGGGTGTGGTGAGGCGGTATGGCGCAAGCGGCCAGGTTCAGCGCTTGGTTGAAGCGGCCAGGGAAGCGCCTGAGGTCGCGACAGCCGATGTGGCTCAGGCCTGCGGCACCTGCCTCCATACGGTTTGACCTGCGACCCTCCATGACGAGTTATCCACAATGGCAGTGCTGAACACCAACATCAAAGCCTTCATCGTCCAGTCGCTGGCCTGCTTCGACACGCCTTCGCAGGTGGTCGAGGCGGTCAAGGCGCAGTACGGGGTGGAGATCAGCCGCCAGCAGGCCGAGACGCACGACCCAACGAAGTTCGCTGGCCGGGACCTGGCCGCGCGGTGGGTGACCTTGTTCCATGAGTCGCGCGCCCGGTTTAAAGAGGAGACGGTGAACATCCCGATCGCCAACCGGGCATACCGGCTGCGCGCGTTGGACCGCATGGCCGCGCGCGCCGAGAACATGAAGAACATGGCTCTGGCCGCTCAGCTGTTGGAGCAGGCGGCCAAGGAGACGGGCGGCGCGTACACGAACCGGCGCGAGATCGAGCACTCGGGCGCCCTGGACGTGCGTAAGGCTGTGGAGATGAGCGAGGCCGAGCTGCTGGCGATTGCGGCCGGCAAGGCGGGCGGTGTTGGCTGATGGCCGCCCGCGCCTGACCCCAGCAGCGGCAGCGGCAGAGGTTATCCGCCGTCGCCGCTCGCGTGAGTCGCTCAAGGCCTTCGCGCTGTCGATCGCCATCCCTGGTGCACCGGTGGATGACGACGATTTCAGCAGCTGGGTGTGCGCCGCGGCCGAAAAGGTACAGTTGGCCGCCCATCACGAGCTGCTGCTGGACAAGGTCGAGGAGTGCCTTCGCAGGTACATGGGGCGGTTGATGGTCTTCATGCCTCCAGGCTCCGCCAAGTCCACTTATGCCGGCGTTGTCGCGCCGCCGTGGGCCATGGGCATGTGGCCCGGTTGTAAGGTCATCTCGACTAGCTACGCCGCCAAACCGGCCTACCGCTCTTCGAAGCGATGCCGCGCGATCTGCGCGAGCCAGGAGTACGCGTCGATCTGGGAGAAGCCGACAACGATCCGCGACGGCAGCGGGGCTGTGGACGAGTGGGAGCTGACCAACGACTCAGGCATGCTCGCCGCCGGCATCCTGGGCGGTGTGACTTCCGCGCGCGCCGACGTGCTGATCATCGACGATCCGGTGGCCGGCCGACAGGAGGCCGATAGCCCGACGGTGCGGCAGAGCACGCGTGCGGCCTACGACGACGATCTACTCACCCGCCTGAAGCCGGGCGCGTCCATCATCCTGATCCAGACCCGGTGGCACCCCGAAGACCTGGCTGGCTCCATCCTGCCCACCGACTGGGACGGCGAGTCCGGCCCGGTGCAGTGCCGCGACGGCCAGGTGTGGGAGGTGCTGTGCATCCCCGCGCAGGCTGACCGCTCAGACGACCCGCTGGGCCGGCAGGTTGGCGAGTACCTATGGCCCGAGTGGTTCTCGCCTCAGCATTGGGCGCAGTACAAGGCCATCGCCCGCACTTGGGCCAGCCTGTATCAGGGGCGCCCGAAGGCCGACACCGGCAACCAATTTGACCTCGCCGACTTCGATGACCTCTGGTATGACCCTGACGAACTGCCGGCGCGGCTGAAGAAGTACGGCGCCAGCGACTTTGCCGTCACCGAGAAGGACCTGGAGAAGCAGAACGAGCCCGACTACACGGAGCACGGCGTGGTGGGGTTGGACGAAGCTCGCGTGCTGTGGATCGTTGACTGGTGGGCGCAGCAGGTCGAGCTCGACAAGAGCGTGGCCGCCCAGCTCTCGCTCATCAAACAGCACAAGCCCCTGTGGTGGTTTGGCGAGGTGGGCGGCCAGGAGAACTCGGTGAAGCCGGTGCGGCGGCTGCTGCAGCGGCAGGACAACATGTTCGCCAACTACGAGTACCTGCCCCACATCGGGGACAAAGTGGCCAAGGTTCAGGCCTTCCGCGCCCTCGTGAAGGAGGGGAGGGTTCGCTTCCCAAGGGGCAATGCCTTGGTGAAGCGCCTGGTCGACATGCTGGTCAGCTTCCCGCGCGGCCGGTTCGATGACGGCGTGGACGTGTGCGGCCTGCTCGGACGCGGAATCGCCGACATGGTCCCGGCAGAGAGGCCGGCTGTCGCCAAGCGCAAGCCACTCAAGCCGTTCACCGACGCATGGCATGCCGCCAGGGAGCGGGACGACCGCGCCGACGAAGAGCGCGCAGCCAACTACTACCGTTGAAGCCATAGCCAGAACGGGCAACTTGAGGACAAATGACCTCGCGAATCCGCCATGACTGACCAGCCGATTGCCGCCCTTGAAACCGGCATTGCGATGGCCGCCGACCCTGATCCCGCGCGTGCCAAGAAGCTGAGCCGCGAGCAGGCGGACGTGAAGCGCTGGATGGCGCGGTTCGAGGAGGCGCGGGAGTACGACGTGGACGCCCGGCGGCAGTACGCCCGCGACCGGCGTCAGGCGCGCGGCGACTCCGGTTTCCTGGTCGATGCCAACCTCATCGGCACCTACATCGACATCCAGGAGTCGTTCCTTTACGCCCGCAACCCGGACTTCGACGTCACTCCCGGCCCGGCGCACCGGATGCCCACGCCCGAGCAGCTGCGCGACGTGGTCGAGTCAAACGAGCAGCTCATGGCCCAGCTGCAGCAGCAGGCCGAGGATGAGGCGATGGAAGTGGGCCGCCGCGTGGCGGTTGAGCTGGTCCGCGCTGGTGTTCCGGAAGACCAGGCGCTCGCCCAGAGCCAGCAGGCGCAGGACTCATTCGCCGCGCAGGGTGGGCTGGACAAGCTGGTGAGCATCGAGGTGATGAAGCTGCGCAAGCAGTACGCCCGCCGCTCCCGCGAGATGAAGCAGTTCTGCGAAACGATGGAAGCGGTCGGCACCCAGATGTGGAAGGACGCAAACCTCAAGCGCCGCGGCCGGCCGTGGGTTCGCTCCTCGCTGACGATCGGCCCCGGTGTGCTCAAGGCCTCATGGCAGGAGCGGACCGAGATTTCGCCCGAGACGCAGACGGCGATCAACGACCTTCAGCAGAACATCGCGCGGGCGCGGGCAATCCAGACCGAGCTGGAAGACGGCTCGGCCGGTGTGATCACCGGTGCCTGGGAAACGGTCAAGGGCGTCTTCGGCAATGACCAGGAAGCCAAGATCGCCGATCTCGAGCGCCAACTGGAGACGATCCAGAGCGGCGCTGAGCGCGTGGTGGCTCGCGGCTACGTCATCGATAACGTGGACGGCGAGAACTTCCAGGTGGCGCCTGGCTTCACCATCGCCAACCACCTCGACGCACCGTGGAACGCCGAGCTGTCATTCATCTCCTACGAGGATGCGCTGGCGCAGTTCGGCCCGTACCTCGCGCAGTACGACGAGAAGGGCCGCGCCGAGGAGATTCTGGGCAAGGCGACCCGGTACTACCCGCGCAAGCCGTGTATGGGCAAGGACGAGAGCGTCAGCGCCATGTCCGAGGGCGTCACCGCGGCGGATGCTGACGCCTACACGACCAGCTCCACCACCGGCGCCACCAGCTTCCTGCGCGTGGTCGAGCTGTGGGACGCGGTGAGCAACACGGTCCTGACTGGCATCACGGGCGTCCCGTTCTGGGTCAAGCCCGGGTTCAACCCGCCGGCCACGACCCGGTTCTACCCGTATTTCGTGCTGTGCACATCCGAGGTCGACGGTCAGCGCCACCCACAGAGCCTGGTCACGCGCTCCACGAAGCTGATGGACGAGTACAACCGCATCGGCTCGGCCGAGGCTGAGCACCGCCGCCGCATCATCCCCAAGATGGGGTTCAACGCTGGCGCCATGGACGCGGAGGAGGCTGAGAAGCTGGTCAAGGCCAAGACCGGCGAGTACGTGGCGATCAAGACTACGCAGCCGAACGTCGATCTACGCAACCTGCTGATGCCGATCAGCTACCCGCAGATGGACCCGGCGGTCTACAGCCGTGTCGGTATCACCACCGAGCTTGAGCGCATCTGGGGTATCCAAGAGGCGCTGTCCGGCTCGGTGAACACGGCCAAGACCGCGACCGAGGCGGACATCCAGCAGCAGGGCTTCCAGGCCCGCAGCAGCAGCCGTCGCGACAGCCTCGAATCGGTCCTGAGCGACCTTGCTCAGTACACCTGCGAGATTTCGCGCGTGTACCTGACCGACGAGGACGTGCGCTTCATCGCCGGGCCGTCGGCGTTCTGGCCGCCGTACATGGGCCCGGACGACCTCACCGAGTTCGTGCGCATCGAGATTCGCGCCGGATCGTCCGGCAAGCCGAACACCGCGCTCGAGCGCCAGTCGTGGGCCAACCTGCTGCCGCTTCTGCAGCAAGGCATCACCCAGATCGGCCAGCTGCGCGGTGCATCGCCTGAGTCCATGGCCGACGCCATCGAGCAGCTCATGCGCCTGACCGCCGAACGCAGCGGCGAGCGCATCGATATCGACCAGCTCATCCCGCAGAACGACGGCTCGCAGCCTGTCCAGCCGCCGCAGCCTCAGCCTGCGGGCGGTCCTGGCGGTCAGCAGCCGCCAATGGAATCAGCACCTCCCGGCGGTGATCCGTCCGCCGACCCACTCGCAGCCTGATAGGAGCACGAAATGACCCAGCACTACGTAGGGACCAAGATCATTGAGGCGTGGCCGGCGCAGAAGGACGGCGTCGATGGCTATTCGGTGAAGTACGCAGACGGCTACATCAGCTGGTCGCCGAAAGACGCGTTCGAGGCCGCATACCTGCCAATGGGGCACGTCGGCCACCTTCCGCCCCATGTGCAACGCATGGTCGCCGAGCAGACGGAGCTGGACGACCGGATCGCCAAACTCAATGCCTTTTTGACCACGGAGCGTTATGCCGGCCTTTCCGAGGACGAACGGAACGACCTCGTGACGCAGGCCAAATGCATGATCGCCTACTGGAATGTGCTGCTGATCCGGGTTTATCGCGCACGGGGCGAGTACGAGCGACCCGAAAGTCCGGCGGCCGCATGAGCCGCATATACACCGCCTGGACGGCGCAACACCACCCACTCTCGCTCGCCATCTGGCGGGTATTCGCAACCTGGAGCAAGTGATGGACCCGAACGACAACACCCAGCCGGGCACCGATCCGGCACCGGTAGACGCCACCGCCGACGCACTGGATGCGCTGGACGCAGGCATCGCATCTGCCGATGAAGGCCAGCCCGATCCGGCCCCTGCAGCTGAGCCGGCCGATCCGGCGTCGGCCGCTGATCCCGCACCCGCCGAACCGGCGCCGCAGGACCCGGCCGCAGGTGATCCGCCGCCGGCCGATCCCGCCGCTGACCCGGCAGCGCCGCCCGCCGATCCTGCTGCGGCGCCTGCTGCCGACGCAGAAACCGAGAAGGAGATCGGCGAGCTCGGCCTGAAGGAGAAGTCGGCCGAACGGTTCCGCGCCCTGGCCGCCGACGTCAAAGAGCTGGCCCCGATCCGTGACGCGCTGAAGCAGGCCGGCATCGAGGACATCTCCAAGCTGCCCAACCTGATTCAGCGCTCCCAGGTGGGCGAGGACATGGTCAAAATGGTGATGGACACCGGCGCCAACCCCGAGCAGTACGGGCAGGCGCTGGACTATCTGGGCCTGATCGCCAAGGCGAGCAAGGGCGATGTCGCCTCGGCGGAGAAGGCCTACTCCGTCATGGAGCAGGAGCTGCGCGTGCTGGCCACCATGCTCGGCAAGGAAGTGCCGGGCGTGCACGATCCGCTTGCCGCGCACCCGGACCTCCGCGCCGAAGTCGAGGCGGGTGATCTGCCCAAGGCGCGCGCGGTCGAGATCGCTGGCCAGCGTGCCAAGTCGGCCGTCACCACGCAGGCCCAGCAGCGCGAGCAGGAACAGAGCCAGGCGCAGCAGCAGGCAGAGCAGGGCGGCATTGCTTGGCTGCAAGAGTTCGACGCCGACGCGCGTGCCCGTGACCCGGACTACTTGGCCAAGCGGCCCGCTCTCAACGAGGCTGTGGCCCACATCCGCGCCACGCTGCACCCGAGCCAGTGGCCGCAGGCAACAGCGCTGGCGTATGCACGCATCCAGGCGCCGGCGGCCGCTGCTCCTGCGGCTCCCGCCGCCCCGGCACTGCCGCGACCCGGCCCGCTGCGTCCGACCGGCCCGCGCCCGGCGATGGCTCCGGCTTTCGATGACCCGATGAAGGCGCTGGACTTCGGCATCGAGCAGGCGAACAACGCCGCAGCCTGACCCAACGAGACCCCGCTCCGGCGGGGTTTCTTGTATCCGTTGACGCGTTCCGCAGCCGGGGCAATCTACCCCTGCGGCTGACAACCGCGCCACGCATGCAGTACGCCGGAGTCGCGCCCGGTAGGGCAGTAAGAGGCCTCGCCCCCCTCGAACGTGGATGGAAAAGCAACTCCCATTCCCATTCGAGGACAACATCATGGCCTGGACCACCGCCCAGCTTGCGCAGGGCTCGAACTACACCTTGGAGTCCTACTCCACCAAGGACCCCGTAGACCAGATTTCCATCGCCCACCGCACGCTTCAGCTGCTGGTGGACAACAAGGAAGTCTCGTTCTTCGGCAACGGCATCTTCAACGAGAAGCTGTTCATCTCCAACGACAGCAACTACCAGAACTACGAAGGCGCCGACCAGGTCACCTACAACGAACGTGACCCGAACCGCTTCGCCAAGTTTCAGTACTACAGCAACCACGAGGGCTTCTGGTTCGACGAGGACCGCCTGATCCGCAACGGCATCCTCATCGATGACGCCGGCGTGGCTGTGCCCAGCTCGCAGGAGAAGGAACAGCTGGTCAACCTGCTGAAGTCCAGCTGGACCGCCATGAAGAATGGCCTGCAGGAAGGCCTGGCGCTGGAGCTGCTGCAGAACGGTTCGCAGAGCGCGAAGGCTGTGCCGGGCCTGGATCACATCGTCTCGACCACCCCGGGCACCGGCGACATCGTCGGCGGCATCAATGCCGGCACCAGTACCTACTGGCGCAACAACGCCAGCATGGCTATCGCCTCGGGCGGCGTTGTCGCCGCGCTGGACGCCATGTACGACGCCTGTGTTCGCTACGGCGGCGCGATCCCGACCGACATCCGCTGCGGCCAGGCTTTCCTCAACGCCTACAAGGCCGAGGCGAAGACCGAGGTCAATCGCCAGATCATCATCGGCGCGAACGGCGGCACCGGCCTGGACGCATCGGTCACCGCGGTGTTCTACCGCGGCATCGAGCTGATCTGGGACCCGACCTTCGAAATGCTGGACGCGAAGCTCGGCGCGATCACGTACCCGTGGACCAAGCGCTGCTACCTGCTCAACCGCAACTTCCTCAAATTCCGTCCGGTGAAGGGCAACTGGATGAAGAAGCGCAAGCCGGAAAAGCTGCCGGATCGTTACGTCACTTACTACGCGCAGACCAACAAGTACGGCCTGACCGCGTCGAAGCGCAACGTGCACGCCGTGCTGTCCATCGCCTGATCAGGTGGCCCCGGCTTCGGCCGGGGCTCTCCCCCGGATACAGAGGAACCGTCCATGAAGTCCACCCCGATTACCGATACCGCGTTCAAGACCGGCAACAGCCCGTTCCTGCGCGGCGGCAGCGCCACCTTCTCCAACCTGTCCGGCACTGCGGCGACGCTGCAGGGCGCCGATACGCAGGCCGGCACCTACACCACGCTCGCCACCCTGGCCGCCAATAGCCAGACCGAGGTCCAGAACCTGCCGCAGTGGATCAAGTTGTCCGCCGCCGGCACCGTCTACGCCCTCGCGGGCTGATTTCAGGGCGGCCCCGTGCGGGCCGTCTCTCCCCGGATTCCCTTAGGAGGGAATATGAAGCCGACCATCATTGCCACCGTGGTGCTGCTGACGATCTACCGCAGCACCGAAGTGACCATCTCCGACACCGTCTTCAAGCACGAGGTCCCGATCCTCGAGCTGATCCACGGCGAAGAGAACGTGACCGTCACCAACGACGACTACCACGCCATCGAGCTGCCGAACAACGCGACTCAGGAGTATCAGCGCCTGGTCACGAAGTACGGCGACAAGTACCGCCCGGTCATCGATCAGGTCTTCCGTGGCGGCGCACGCGACGTGGCCAAGGAACTCGGCATGGACCTGGGCCGCGACAGCTTCAAGAAGCAGTCCGAGGCCGTCATCGAAAGCCGTCTGCCGCCCCGCCCGGGGCAGAAGGGCTACGAGCAGCCCGCCGACGCGGCGCAGGCCGGCGCTGCCGATGTCAGCGAGGACCAGCCGGAACTGTCCCACGCCGAACTCCGCGAGGAACTGACCCGTCTGGGCGTCGAGCACAAGGGCAATGCCCCGAAGGCCGAGTTGCAGGCGCTGTACGACGCGGCACAGGCCAGCGCGCACGGCACCCTGGGCGGTTGATCCACCGCGGCAAGTAGCAATCCGGCGGGCTGGGGAAACCTGGCCCGCCCTTCAAGAGGCGGCCCATGAGCATCACCGACCCCATCCAGTGCGCCTGCGCCAGCAATGACGGAAACGCCACGCTGGCCGAGCTGCGCAAGCGGCTGATGGTCCGGCTGGGCTTCGCTGCACAGGCGGCCAACCCGCCGCCGGGCATGAAAGAGCTGCTCAACGACTTCCTGCAGAGCGCCCAAGTGGCGCTCTACCGCCGTCCCAACGGCGAGTTCAAGACGGAACGCTGGTTCTCTTGGCCGCTGGTGGCCGGGCAGCGCCTGTACGACTACCCAGACAACGATGAGAAGAACGCCCCGCAGTCCTGCTCCAAGATCATCAACCCGCGCCAGGTGACGTGGGTTGGCCGCGAGCGCGACGGTGTGTGGAGCGAGATGCTGCCCGGGATCAACCCGCGCGCGTACACGACCAACGAGCTGACCGGCCTGCCGCAGCGCTACGAGTTCCGCAACTGCATCGAAATCTCGCCAGCGCCGGACGAGACGCTCGGCAACCTGGTCATCAAGGGTAAGTTCGACCTCGACCGCTTCACAGAGGACACGGACAAGACCACAATCGACAGCGAGATCGTGTTCCTGCTGGCGCTCTACAACAGCAAGCAGCACTACCGGCAGGCTGACGCACAAACCTACGTCCAGCAGCTGGAGGTGATGATCGCCAACCTGGTTGCTGGCACGCACGCCACGGCGCGCTACATCCCGGGTCCGCCGGCGGGCTCGCCGTGGGTCTATGTCCCACCCAAGCCAGAGGTGCCGTTCGCATGACCGGCCGCCTCGTCACGCTTAACGCGGCCAAGGGCGGCATCAATCGGCTACGCACAAAGGGCGGTGCGGACCCGAACACCCTCTATGACCTGGTGGACGGCTACGTCGATCAGGCTGGTGTCATCCGGCAGCGCCCGGGCACGCAGAACAAGATCACGCTGCCCGAGGGGACCAAGGGCATGTGCGCCTACGACGGCAAGCTGATCGTCTTCAGCCACGTGACCCGCACGATTCCCGCCGCATCGCCGACGGTCGAGTGCGAAGTGCTGAATCACCCCTCGATCCCCGACATGCCGCTCAAGGACATCCACTTCGCTGGCCCGTTCCTCGGCTACCTGTACGTGGTGCCGGAGTTCGCCAATGGCGACGTCTTCCACTACTGGCTCGAGCGCGGCACCGTCTGGCAGCCGAACAAGTCCTATCTGCCCGGCGCGCTGGTCACGCCCAGTGCCGCCAACGGCATCGCCTACCGTCTGTCCAGTGGCACGCAGTCCTTCCAGGTCTGGGTGAAGAACGTGGCGCGCTCGCTCGGCGACGTGATCGTTCCGACCGTCGACAACGGCTTCAAATACACCGCGACCGACGTGTTCGGCCCGTCACCCAAGTCTGGTCCGACGGAGCCTGCGTGGCCGGCTGCGGATGGCGCCACCACCTTCGAGGACAGCGACGTGGCCGTTCCCGCCGCCATCGACCCGGAAAACCCGAACATCTCGCTGCCGCCGCAGATCGTTGACCGCTACAAGTTCAGCGGCAGCTCCGGCAGCGGCTCCCAGGGGGCTCAATAATGGCTGCTCCCTTCTGGCAGGCCGGTAACTTCTACCTCCCGGGCGATCTGGTGCAGCCGGTCACCGCGCCGGCGCCGAACAACCCACAGGTGGCCAACGGCGGATTCGCTGGAGCGACGGGTTGGACCTTCAGTGGCTCGGCCGCCTACACGGCGTCAGGCGGCTACGGCGGCGGCGGGTGCGTGCAGCTTCCCGGCAATCAGCCTGACGGCGTGGCGCTCAACAACGCGCAGCTGGTTGTCCCCGTAGGCGCGACGCTGACGGCCACGGCCATGATCCAGCAGGGCGCGTCGGTCGCCGGTGCAACTGCCGGCTGGGCGGAGGTCCGCTGGTATAGCGCCACCAACGTCGAACTTTCGATCGACAAGGGCAACGTGGTGGACAGCGGGTCGGGCGGTGCCTGGCACCAGTCGAAGGTCGATGCTGTGTGTCCTGCTGGCGCGGCGTACGCGCGCGCGGCGATCCACCTGACCTCAGTCGCCGACCACAGTCATGCAATCTTCGGCGACAACCTCTCTGTGTCCGGGGCCAGCGCCGGCCTGCCGGATGGCTTGGTGTATCGCGCAGTGCAACCCGAGTCGGGCACCTCGGGCGCCAATGAGCCGGCCTGGCCGGGCATCCTTGGGCTGCAGGTCGTGGACAACGACGTCATCTGGGAGGCGGTCACCACCAGTCGCATCACTTGGACGGCGTCGCCGCGGTACGTAAGCGGTGCAACCGAGCCGACCTGGCCGACCGACATCGGCGCCATGGTGCAGGACGGGACTATCAACTGGGAGGCGGTGTCCCGCCGCGTCGAGGACGAGCGCTGCCCGAATTCGAAGGTCGTGGCGATCGTGGCGAGCAAGGTGTTCGCCGTCGACAAGGACATCGTGAAGTTCTGCGCGACCGCGAACCCGCTGGACTGGAGCACGGCCGATGATGCCGGCTACCTGCCTACCGGGCTGCAGCAGGCGAACTCGAACGACATGGCGGTGCTGCAGCAGTACCGAGCCAATCTCGTTGCCCTCAACGCCAGCAGTTTCCAGAACTGGCAGGTGGACCCTGATCCGGCGGCGATGGCGATCCTCGACCAGATGGACGGCATTGGGTCGGTGTGGCCCAAGGCGGCGGTTCCGGTTTCCAACGATCTGCTCTACGTCTCCCAGCTCGGCGTGCGCACTGTGGGGATCGCCAATGCTGCCGAGAACCTCTCGGCCGGTGATGTGGGCGCGCCCGTCGACGTGATGGTTCAGGAGTCTCTACGCGTCACCATCGCAAATGGCATTGAGCCCATCGGCACGTATTACCCCGGAGCCGGCCAGTACTGGCTCGCCTTCCGTGACTACACGCCGCCGCCGCTGGTAGTAACTGGTGATCTTCCCGATGGGATCGTGGGGGACTGGGGCACTCGCCGGTATCTTGTCGTCGGCGGCACGCCGCCATATTCCGAGATCAGCGTCGTGTCCGGTGCTCTGCCGCCAGGTGCAACGTTGGGAGATGACGGGGTGGTCAACTTCACCTACGCCCAGCGCGGAAACTTCGCATGGGAGGTGGGGGTGACAGACTCGGCCGACGTCGAGGCGCGCCGCGCCGACACCGCCCAGGTCTGCGAGATCACCTGGGACTACACGTTCTCGATCGAAACCACCCCACGGATGACAGATGGCAATGCCTACTACGGTTTTGCCCATTCGCCGGAGCTTGGGATCACCCTGGCATCGGTACGCCGGGGCATCTTCTCATCCGCCGACGGGGACACGTGGGTGAACCGATTCCCGGCCGACGAGTCGACCAACGCAGTGGCGTGGTCGCCGTCTCTGGGGGTGTTCGTGGCCACTTCCAAGGCGGCAAACAATTCGATCCTGACGAGCTTCGACGGCATCAACTTCACGGCCACCGCTGTTACGGGGTTCAGTGCAGTCACCAGAGGAGGCGCTGCGACGTGGGGAGCGGGTCGGTTCGTGGTGGCGGGTGTTTCGGCGACGTTCGTCTCGTCCAATGGCGTCGCATGGGCCAGGAACAACAACACCATCTCCAATCCACGCACGATGGTTTACGCAGATGCCCTTGGTCTGTTCATCCTCGTGAGCGGCGGTGGCGGGAATCTGAGCTTCTATACAAGTCCCGATGGGGCCGCATGGACGCTGCGCTATTCCACGGCCGGAGTTGACGCTCAGGTGTGCTGGGACGCGCGCAATCGAGTGCTGTACTGCGCTACCAGCGCCGATAGCTCGATCCTGCGCAGCACCGACGGTATCAACTGGGCGTACATCAGCGTGCCAACCGCTACCGCAGGCGCGCTCGCTTGGTCACCGAACCTCGGATTGGTGAGCATGCCGATCGTTCCCTCGTCGAGGTATGCCGTCAGCATCGATGGCGCTACCTGGAGCCTCAAGACCAAGCCGAGCAGCCGATGTGTGGCGCTGATCTGGGCGGCGGCCCATCGGCGCTTTACTGTCGGGCTATCCCGCGGCTTCGAAGAGACGGACAACATCATGTCTTCAAATTCTGCCCTGGTGTGTGACCCATGAGCACGCTCGTCTACGTCTACACGATGCGAGGGACGGGAAAACAGGGCGCATGGAGCCGGTATCTGTTCCCGTTTTCCGTTGATGCGTTCGCCCAGCTCGGCAACGATCTATATATCAGGCACGGCGACGAAATCAGCGTCGTGACGGACTTCCAGGTCAGTGACGAGGTCGGCGGACAGGTGATCCCGTTTGGCGGTTCGGTCCAATGGCCGTGGCTCGACTTCGGCACGCCGGGGGTTACCAAGATGATGGAGGGGTTCGACATCGTGAGCCAGGGTGCGCCAAGCGTGAGCATCGGATACGACCAGCGCAATCTGGCAGCGTTCACTGAGCCGTACTCGATCGCCGCCGACACGCTGCCGGGTGGCGTTATCCCGATGCCGATGGCGGCTCCGAGCTTCAGCCTACGGATCGACTTCGCTCCAGGCCAGCGGTGGAGCCTTCAGCAGGCCCAGCTGTCGTTCTTTGACATGGGTAATGGGCCGTGACCGAGATCGTCACATCCCAGCAGGTTCTGATCGAAGACCTTGCCTATCTGGCGAGGCACATGCGCCCGGACGAGATCGAGCAGGACCTGGCCGTCACCGGTGATGCAGAGTACGACCCGCAGCCGGCGATCCTGCGCATGGCCTCCGTGCATGGCCCGAAGTTCGTCATCCTCGCCGACAACGTGCCCGTCGTGGCCGGCGGGTTCTGGCAGGTCCGCCCGGGTGTTTGGGAGGGGTGGCAGCTCGGCACGATGGACGGCTGGGAGAGGCACTGGCGGACCATCACTAAGGTCACTCGCCGGCTCAATGATCGGATGCTGGAGCGCCCCGAGGTGCACCGGCTGCAGCTCATCGGGCTGGCCGGGCGCGAAAAGACGTTCGAGTGGTACGAGCGTTCGCTGGGCTATACGCGAGAGGCAACCCTGCGCGGCTACTGCGCCAACGGCGCGGACGCGGTGGTGTTTTCCCGAACCAAGGAGAAGGCCTGATGGCGGGCGGCGGCAATATCGGCAAGGGCAACTGGGCCGACCCGACTGGGACAATCCAGAAGTCCGGTGCGGGCAAGTGGCTTGATCCACTCGGCCTGACGAAGACCCAGAAGCAGGGCGAGTCAGCCGCTGACGTGGCCGCGCGGCTGGAGATGGAACGCCAGGCCAGCATCAAGGCGACGCAGGAGCGGGTGAACAAGGTCTTCAACGACCCGACCCGCGAGCGCGACATCAGCGATTTCGTGTCTGCGGTGCGCACACGTGCGCTGGAGGACCTGAATCGCCAGAACACCGACGCCAGCCGCGAGCTACGGTTCTCGCTGGCGCGGGGCGGCCTCACCGGCGGCAGCGTCAACGTGGACCAGAACCGCCGGATGGCGGATGACTACAACCGTGGCTTGCTCAATGTTGAGAGCAGGGCGCAGGGCGCCGGCGCGCAGCTGGAGGCAGCCGACCAGGATGCGCGCGCACGCCTGATCCAACTGGCGACCTCCGGCCTTGATGCGACCACCGCGGCGACTCAGGCGGCGGCCGGCCTGCGCTCCAACTTCGAGAGCGCCAAGTCGCAGGCCTACGGCGAGCAACTGGGCGACCAGTTCGCCACGATCGGCGGGTTCGTCAAGCAGCGCCGCGAGGAGGCCGCCCGTCGGCAGGCCAATCGCGACGCCAACTTCAATATCTACGGCGGGGGTGCCTAAACCATGGGTGCGTTCATTCCAATCGCCCTGGCTGTCGCTGGCACCGCCATGCAGCAGCAGGAAACCCAGAACGTCTTGCGCAAGCAGGATGAGGCCACTGCGCAGGGCCTGCTCAGCCAGTCCCGCAAGCAGCAGGACGTCGACCGCCGCGTCAACGACGAGATCTCCAACGTCGCAGCCAGTACCGCGCAGGACGAGCGAGCCCAGCGGCTGGGGCAGTACATGGAGACGTTGCGGCGCGGGCAGCGGCAGACCGACGGCAGCTTCGGCTCGCCGGTTGGCGGGACCGCGTTCCAGGCGGACAGCGCCGCGGCGCGCACCGGTGCGGCAGACAGCGCGCAGACGACTGCCGGCCTGATGTCGCGTATCGACGCCCCGCAGATGCAGCGGCAGGGCGAGGCATTCGGCTACGGCAACCTCGCCACCGATATCGGCCTGGCCGCGCGCGAGAGCGCCGGGCAGCGCTACATCGACCAGCTGCGCCTGCGCCAGATTCGCCGGCGCCCCGAGGTGGACCTGATCGCCGGCGGCCTTACCGCTGCAGGCGGTGCCATGGCCGGCGGTGGTGGCATGGCCGGTGCAGCCTCCTCGCCGCAGCTCGGCGCCAACTACTACGGGGTCTACGACCCCATGACCATGGGGAGGGCGTAATGGCCGATCCGTACAGCGCCGGGCAGGTGCTCGGCAGCGCGCTATTCGGGAACACCCGGGGCACGTACAACGACGAGCTCGGCCGGGCCTACAAGGTCGAACAGGCGCTGCAGCAGGCGCGCAAGTCGCGATCGGATGCGATTCTCGCCAACCAGATCAACGAGCAGCGCGCTCTGGTCAACCCGGAGTTGGTCACCGGGGTCCTGGGTGGCGACCGTGACGCACTCGGCACCTTGGGCAGCATCTCGCTGCTGGCCAACGACAAGTTCGATGCCGGGCAGCTCACTGACGTGCTCGGGGCGGCCGCGCGCAGCGGCGCGCGCGACTCGGCGCTCGGCGGTGACTGGGCTGGCGCCAACGCAAATCTGATGGCGGTCGCCAACGGGCCGCAGGAGCTTGCGGCAGTGCAGGGGCAGAACCTCTTGAACAACCGGTTCGTGCCTGGCGCTGGCGGGATCAGCACTACGGAGCAGGGACGGGCAGGGATGGCGGCCGATGCGGCGCGCGCGCGCGCGTCTGACGCCAGTGCGGCCAGTTCCTATGCGTCCGCTGCGCGCACCAAGCAAGCCATGACGCTGGACCGCGCCGACGTCCTTGGGAGCGGAGCAACACGAGGGGGCGGCGGCAAAGCCCCGAGCGGTTACCGCTGGCTCCCGGATGGCGGCCTGCAGGCTATCCCCGGGGGCCCCGCAGACAAGCCGGCGGGCGCCGGCGGGGAGGCCGGCGGCGACCTCAACCCACGCCAGCGCGTGGCGGTGCAGGGTGTGCAGCGGAATTTGCTGGAGTACGCATCGGCGCTGACGGGAACGCCGATGGAGCAGCTGCGCCAGATGGACGCTGCCAAGATCGGCGAGCTGGTCGAGCAGAATGGCGGCCGTTTCGTGCAGGGCGGGACTGCGCGCACGCTGGGCAAACTGCCGGGTGGGCAGCTGTTGGGCGATGTGAGCAATGCCGACATCCTGTCCTACTCGCAGGGCGCCGGTGCGGCCTGGGCCGCGTACGAGAATCCGACCGGCATGATTACCAACGCCGATCGCGAGACATCGACGGCGCAGATGCCGACGTATCTTGACCCGCCGGAGGTCCAGGCGCGGAAGCTGCGCAGCTTCCTCGAGCTTTCCGGCTATCAGCCCGCCGGCGGCGGAACCCTCGGAGATGCCCCGCGCAACCGCGCGCCTACCGCACCTGTTCGCGCGCAGGGTTTGCCGGCCGCTTCCGGCGCCGGCGTCGACGACCTCCTCGGCAAGTATGGAATCCGCTGATGGCCACCCTTGAACAGATTGAGCAGGCCCTGCGCGCCGCCGACGCAGCGGGCAACGTAGACGATGCGCGCCGCTTGGCTCAGGCCTACAAGACGCAGCGCGATGCAATGCCGGTGACTGACCTCCCAGCAGTGCAGGCCGAGCGGCCTGACTTCTCGGGCGTCACCGCTACTGTCGACTCCACGGCCGACGGCCGGCAGGCGGACGGGTGGAAGGCTGGAAAGGTCCGTGACGCCATGTTCGGCCTGCGCTCGATCATCCAGGCCGGTGGCGGCCTTCTCGGCGCCGTCGGTGGTGATGCACTCGGCGCCTTGGAAACGAAGGTCACAGGGCGGCCTGTTGCCAGCTTCCGCGACAATGCCGGCCGACTGGCCGACACCCTGGGCCTGCCTCAGGCGCAGACCGCCGGTGACCGCGTGCTTGGCGACGTGGGCGAGGCTATCGCTGGGACCGGCCTGACTCTCGGTGCTGGTGCAGGCCTCAACGCTGGCCGCTCTGGCGCTTCGATGGCGGCAAGCCAGGGCGCGCTGATCAACCCCGCACGCGCAGCCTCCTCGCCGCTGCAGCAGGTGGCAGCAAATGCTCCCACTCTCGGCGGGCGAGCGGGTGACATTCTGACGGCACAGCCTGTACTGCAGGCAATTAGCGCTGGCACCGGCGCCGGTGCCAGCGGGGCAGTGCGAGAGGGTGGCGGCGGCGCAGGCGCGCAGATCGCCGCCGGGCTGCTGGGCGGACTTGGGCCGTCCTTGGTCACGGCCGGCGCACCTGCAGCGCTGCGTGGCACTCTGCGAGGGGGTGAGAGCAACCGCCAGCAGTTGGCGCAGGCCATTGACGATTTTGGGGTGCTTGGCGCTACGCCGTCCGTCGGGCAGGGCACGGGCGCCTGGTCCCGGCAGGGCGCTGAAACGCTGCTTGGCGCTGGACCGACAAGCGCGGGCGTCATGGCGAGGTTTGCCGATCGCCAGGCTGATGCTATTGGGTCCGGCCTGCAGCAGCAGGCGGATAGCCTGTTCCGAAATCCCAGTGCTGAACGCGCTGGTCGCGCGATCGAGCAGGGCATTCGCGGCGAGGGTGGCTTTATCCGCACCAGCCGCGAACGCGCCGACCAGCTCTACAACCGGCTGGACGGCCTGCTTCCGAACGACGAGCGGGTGGGCATCGACAACGTGCGCGCCGCACTGGCCGCCCTGAACGAGGAAATCCCGGGCGCACCCAGCGTGTCGCGCTTCTTCCAGAACGCTCGCCTCGAAGGCATCGAGAGCGCCCTGTCCAAGGATGCGGGCGGCATTGAAGGCGTGCTGTCGCGGCCGGGGATGCGCGCCCAGGTGGAACAGATGCGGGCCGACCTGACGGAGCAGGCACAGCTGCGGCGTGCAGAGCTTGCGCAGGAGACGAATGTACAGCGGCAGAATCTGGTGGCCGAAGCCGGCGAGCAGCGCAATTCTCTGACAGGAGAGCAGGATCGCCTCCGCGATCGCATGGCCAGCATGATCGAGGGTCGGCGCGCTCAGCTGTATCAGGAGGCCGACGAGTTGCAGTTGGAGCTACGCGCCCAGCAGCAAGCGGCCATTGCGGAAAACCAGCGCCGCGCCATGTTCCCCGAGACCAGCAAGACTCTCATGCCGGTCATCAGCGACGAGGAAATCGCCCGCCAGGTGCCTACCCGGTCAAGCATCGATGCCCGGTTGCCGACGCAGGCTGATATCGAGGCACAGATGATGTCGCGGGCAGACCTCGACGCTCAGGTGATGTCGCCGCAGGCCATCGATCAGCGTGTCACGCCGGACTCGGCCATCAATCAGCAGAACTTCGGCAGCGACTACGTGGAGAAGCAGGTCAACGACTACCTGACCAGCCAGATCGACGGGAAATTGCCTTACGAGGCACTGCGGAAGCTGCGGACGTTGGTCGGCGGGGAGCTGGAGAACACCTCGCTGGTGTCCGACGTGCCGCGCAGTAAGTGGAAGGCGGTGTATGCCGCGCTGAGCCAGGACATGGAGGCGGCGGCGACCACTCCAGAGGCCCGACAGGCTCTGGACCGCGCCAACCGCTACTTCAACGCGCGCGCTACCCGAATTGACGACATTGACCGCGTGATCGACCGCAACGGGGGTCCAGAGAAAATCTACCAGGCGGTCATGGGCGGGGTGAAAGATGGCGGGTCCACGCTGCGCTCGGTCATGCAGTCGCTGCCGGAAGAGGGGCAGAAGGCGGTCACCGCGGCGGCGCTGCGCCGCATGGGCCTGGCCAATCCGGGGGCCCAAGACGCCGCCGGCGATGCGTTCAGCGCCGCTACGTTCCTGACGAACTGGAACAAGACCAGCCCCGAAGCACGCCGGGCGCTGTTCGACCGCTACGGCCCCGGCTTCAGTCAGGACCTGGACAAGATTTCGAAGGTCGCTGAGCGGATCAAGGATGGCGGCAAAGCGTTGGCGAACCCATCCGGCACTGCGCGGCAGGGGTCCAACTTCGCCTACTGGGGCGGCCTTGGCGGTTCGATCATGACGGGGAACCTTGCGCCGGCGCTTTGGCTCGGCGCAGGTGGCGTTGGGTCCAATATTGCGGCGCGGCTCGTTACGAACCCGAGCTGGGTCAAGTGGCTTGCGAAGGCGACGGAACTGCCGATCGGAGCACTCCCGGCGCAGATCAATGTTCTGAAGCGAATCGCAACCGAGAAGGCCGACCAAGACATCGCTGAGGCTGCGGAGCTACTGAGTCAGGCCCGAGAGCAGCAGCCAGCCCAAGGCGAAAACTGACCCCGCGACCAGTGCGATGACGAACCACCCGCCCCACCCGAACGCCATGTCGTGCCACCAGCGTTTGGGCATCGAGCGCTCCAAGTTCAATTCGGCCTGGTTGCGCGCCACAAGGCGCTCGGCCTCAGGCGAGACGGCGTGTTTTTCCCATGGGGCGGGCATATCGCGATCCTCGGTGTGCTGGGGAGATGGTAGCACCGGCCGCGCTGGCGGCCGGGCTAGGCATCAGGCGTCTACGTTATCGTTTGCATCCACGGTGAACAGAGGTTGATTGCCTACTCTGCGACCATGTTCGTCAACCAGCCATCCGCTCCATCGCAGAAATCTCCACCTGCGGGAGGTAGGAGCCCCATCGCCCTGCTCTAGTCCATCCAAGCTGAACAGTGCTCGATCATTTTCCGCGGCGAAAATTGTGTTCGGAGAGCCGGCCAGAATTGAGCCCAGGAATTGGCCATCCGTAACCATCTCTGAGTAGTCGTCAACTGCTATCTGCACAGTGTAGGGTTCCGAAACAGCAAACGCTTCGCCATGTGGATCAGGGATGTAGCTGCCCAATAGGGCCTCGCCACGGCGAGTAAGCCTGATCGCGCCCACTGTTTGTCTGTCGGCTCTTTGGGCCGACAAGAACCACTGCCCGTGACCATCAAAAAAGAACGCTCCGGGGCGGAGCTGGTCTGCGCGCGCTGATTTCAGCGCATCGATCGGATAACTCATCACCGTCTCCTTGGTTGCCCCGGCCAATCCAGGGCCCAGCGCATCGTAGCCCATCCGTTGAAGCTGGACCCAGCTCCGGCAGCATGACCCCAACGAACATAGGGGCAGGCGATGAGCGCGCTCGCACATGCGGTACAGCTGGTGAAGAAATGGGAGGGGTGCCGTCTGACGGCCTATCCGGACCCGGCGACTGGCGGCGCGCCGTGGACGATCGGCTATGGCGCCACAGGCCCGGGCATCGTCCAGGGCGTGAAGTGGAGCCAGAAGCAGGCTGACGACCGCCTGGCCATCGACCTAGGCCGCTTCACGAAGGGCGTCCAGTCAGCCCTTCGCCGGCCGGCTACCGACTACCAGCTTGGTGCGATGGTGAGCTTGGCCTACAACATCGGCGTCACCGCCTTCCGCAATTCGACGCTGCTCAAGCTGTTCAACGCGGGCGACGTCGCTGGCGCGGCCGGCCAGTTCCCCCGCTGGAACAAGGCGGCCGGCAAGGTCATGAAGGGGCTGACCAACCGGCGCGCCGACGAGCGCAGTGTGTTCGAAGGCCGGGGCGGGGCCGTATGACCATGGAAGCCCAGCCGAGCCAGGACGGCCGCACCCGCATTTCGCTCGGCACGGTCGAGAAATGGATGGTCGGCTCGTTCGGCGCCGGAATCCTCCTCGGGTGCATCTGGCTGGTCACGTCGGTGCAGTCGATGCTGGCCCAGCAGCAGGTCACGAGTGAGCAGATCAGCGGCCTGCGACAGCAGCTACAGGTCATGAATACCCAGCTAGCGGACGTGCCCGCGCTGAAGATCGAAATGGCGAAGATCGCCATCCAGACCGAACAGAACAAGCAGGACATCCGAGAGCTGAAGCAGCTCAGGGGGATCAAATGAAGCTGCAACTGATCGATGGGTGGCGCCGTGCGTGGAAGCTGGCGTCGGTCTGGGTTTTCGGCCTCGTGACCGTGTTCCCCGACATCTACGACGCGATCGCCGCGATGGGCTGGATGGACGAGCTGCCCGAGCCTGCCAAATGGTCGATTCGCGGCCTTGGCGCCTTGGGCGTTGTCGCGCGCGTGCTCAAGTCTCGGAGGAAGCCGACATGCTGAGCCTGGACCCGCTCCGTCCGTACATCTGGGCTTTGAAGGCCGGGGCCGCCGTACTGGTTCTCGCGGTCGTGTTCGTCAGCGGCTGCCAGAGGGGGGAGGAGCGGCAGTCGTCGAAGGATCAGGGGCGCATCGACAACCTGGTACGCGCGCGCGATGGTGCCCAAGCCGATGCCGCCGAGAACCTGCGGGCGGCCAACGCCTGCGGCCAGCTTCTGAGTGACATCAACGACCAGACCCAGCGGTCGATCGACGACGCGGCCCGCGCCAAGGCGGTGGCCGAACAGGCGGCGAGCCGTGCCGAGGCGGCAGCGGTTGCCGGTCAGCGCCGCGCTGCTGCCGCCGAGAAGGCGCTGCAGGCCGCGAAGACCACGCCGGCGTGCCGGTCCCAACTGGAGGTGCAGCTGTGCGAATCCATTCCGTTGCTCTGATCGCCCTGGCGCTGCTGACCGGCTGCGCGCACAAGCCCGAGAAGCCGAGGCTCCCCGAGGTCGTGCACGTGTCTGTCGAAAAGCTGGTTCCGGTCGACGCGCGCCTGACCAAGCCGTGCCCGGCCAAGCGCGCGGCGTCACGCACTGTCGAGGCCGTGGTCGCCGCCTACAACGCCAACCTGCTGACGCTTGAGGACTGCGATGGCCGCATGTCCGAGATTCGCGCGCTGGGGAAGTAATGCCCAAGGTCCGCGTCCCGCTACACCAGAACCCGCGCAGCTTCGCCACGGTCGACACTGAGGCGACCAATGGCGCGCAGGTGGGAAGGAACCTGTACGGGCCCGACGGGCAACTGCTGACCGCGGCACAGGTGATCAATGCGCCTGGTGGTTCCTCTGGCGGCAGTTCCTCCGTCGGAGCCACGGTGTGGAAGCTGATCCGCGAGGTGCCGACCAATATCAAGAATCTGGCGGCACTGATCGGCAAGGGGTTCGTGACGCGATCGGACGATGGCGAGTTCCATACCCGGACGATTCAACAGGGAACCGGCATCCAAGTCACCAACGGTGACGGCGCTGCTGGTGATCCGAGCATCGCGCTGACCGCCGCGGCGATCGCATCGCTGGCCAAGGCCGACAGCGCCGTGCAGGAGGTCCGCCCCGGGACGGGGATCACCGTCGACAATAGCGACCCGCGCCGGCCGATCGTGTCTGCCACCGGCGGCGGCGGACGCGGCGGGATTCTGCCCGTGGTCAGCGGCGAGATCGTCTCCGGCCAGCCTGTATTTCTCATTGCCGACGACGGCAACCTCATCTACACGGAGATCACCTGATGGCCAGCGGCCGCCTTGCCGACTACCTTGGAAAGGGGCTGGCCTCGGCCCGGCCTGCGACCCTGGACCTGCACCCGGAGGCCGTGGGTCTCTGGTACTCCACGGATACCGACACGCTGAGCGCCTGGGATGGCTCCGCGTGGCAGGACGACCTGTCCGGCGGCGGTATTCCTGACGCTCCGTCGGACGGCACCACCTACGGCCGGAAGGACGGCACCTGGACTGCCGTCGCCGGTGGCGCGACCGGCGTCACGGTCACCACGAAGACCGCTAGCGCAACGCTGGCCTTGGCCGACGGCGACTGGATCGAAATGGACGTGGCCACCGCCAACACCCTCACAGTGCCGCCGAACTCGACCGCGGCGTTCCCGATCGGCGCTGTGCGCAACATCAACCAGCGCGGAACAGGGCAGACGACTATCGTCGCCGGGAGCGGCGTGACTATCCGGACCGATGAGACGCTGAAGCTCCGGAAGCAGTGGGCGACCGCGGTGCTGGTCAAGCGCGGCACGAACGAATGGGTGCTGGCCGGCAGCCTGGAGGGTGCGCCGTGATCCCGGGCGTGGTCGCCGGAGCGCGATTCCGGGGAGCGCCCGCGCAGAAGCGCGTCCGCATCACCATCCCGGCGCAAATCGAGGCCATGGCCGGTTTCCCCGTCTACATCGACCTGTCGCTACTGCCGCCAGCGGTGTGGACCGGCCTGGCCTACAAAGACGGCCGGGATTTCAGGGCGAAGACCACGGCCGGTGTCGACATCCCGTTCCATCTCGTCCGTGTTGATCCCGGCGCGAAGGCGGGCGCCATGTTCGTGCGGGCCAGTCTGAGCGCTTCGGCGGTCACAGAGTTCGACCTGCATTACGGCGATCCGACGCTTGCCAAGGTGCCCAGCAACGCCGCCAACGGTGCCTATGCGGTGTGGGCCGACTACCAGCGCGTCTTCCTGTTCAACATGGTCGAGACGGACTGGGCGGGGGTTGGTGCAGCTGCATCGCAGTCCAACCGCATCAAGTTGTTCGAGATGGTCAGCGACAAGACCGGGCTGACCGAGCACCAAGGCGTGTGCTGGGATGGCACGCACTACTACCTGACCGACACGAATGCGATCAACAAGTACGACGCCGCGTGGAACCTGGTTGCGACGAACGCCAACCCGATCGGCGATGTGGGTAATGGGACGAACCACTGCGGAGACCCCGACGTTCACAACGGCGTGCTTTACGTGCCAGTCGAGTCCTACACCAGCGTCACGGTGTTCTCGAACCAGCGCATCGCCCGGTTCAACGCGACAACCTTGGCGTTCATCGACTCGGTTGACGTTTCAGCGCAGGCCGACGAGATCTCGACCATCGCGATCAACGCGGAAGAGAACGCGCTCTGGACCACCAGGTACGGCGACAGCGCCACGTTCAAGATGAATCGGTACAACCTGGACACGCTCGCCTACGAAGGCGCCAGCAGCGGCAATCCGGGTCCGATGCGTGTGCAGGGCCTCACGCGGTGGCGCGACATGTGGTTCGCCAATGGTGACACGGCCGACTTCACCTACCGCATGAGCGAGAACCTGGGCACGGCCACGCGCGCATGGACGGATATCCCTGATGGCGCCACTTCCCGGGCCGGGAACTACGAGGGGCTGGGGTCCACTGACGATGACCTGCTGGTCCTGCGCGACGACGGGACTGGAACGGTCGTGCACACCATTCGGCCGCTCAACACGGAGGCCGGCGGCGGGTTCGAATCGGTGGTCGTCGGCAGCAACACCGGCTACATGCTCGGCCAGGGGCTTGCCAACCAAGCCACCTTCACCATGGGGGCGACGATCATTGCCAACGCCTTTGCCGCAGCGAACCAGGCGATTCTCTCATACACCGCGAATACCACCGCGAACACCAGCCGCGTGACGCTCGGCTATCGAGGGGCGACGGGGAAGGTCGGATTGTGGGACACCGGTAATGCCTGGCTGGAGTCCACCACGACGCCGGCTGCAGGGGCGAAGACGCGCGTGCACGCAAGGTACGTGGGCACGAACTCCAGATCGCTGTTCTTCAACGGCGTGCGAGAAGCCCACGCCGCGCCGATCACGACCGCGCCGACCGGCAAGGTCTCCCTGCATATGGGTGTCGAAGACCAGAGCCTGGCCGAGATGTTCGCGGGACGGATGGGCTTCGTCTACCTGCGAGCCAGCGCCCTATC